AGTTTAAAAGATTATCAAAAACCAATTGAATTTATGCAATCATTTCTAACTGATGATTTTATTAACGGAAAAGTTTTAATTACTGTTATATATACGGAGGATGATCTAATTAAATCAAAAGAAGAAATAGCAGATATTAGATATCTTGAAGAGGTAAACAATTTGACATCTATTTCATCAAATAAAATGACAAATTATGACCTAATTAAATCAAAAGAAGAAATAACAGAACTTGAAAATCAATTATATGAAAAGAAAAAAATTTTAAAAGAAAATTGTTCACATGAAAAAATAAAAAGAGATGAGTTGGTATATTTTTATTCTGATTTACTTGTTGATGAGGAGAGAATAAAATACACATATAAATGTTTTTTGTGCGGAAAGGAATGGGAATTTGATAATATCAATTCGGATTTTGAAAAACGGATGCACAGTAAAACCATAACATTAGAAATGAAATATGATCAATATTTTAGAAAAGATCAATATTTTAGAAAAGAAAGGTAATAATATGAAATACATAATTATTGCGTATAAACCATCTTCAGAATGTATATCCATGGGACATGCAGTAGATAGTTACTCTGACGATTTTGATATAATTGAATGTAAAAATGAAGAAGAATTAATACAAAAAACAGCAGAAATTAAATCAAGAAATGAATTTCTCGATCATAGTGAAGATGAATATGAGATTACCATTATTAAAGGAGATATTCTTTTTGGTGAAGATTATCCAACAAAAGATATTAAAACTATTGAATTATCAAACAAGATAAAATTTCTTGCAAAAGTTCTTACCGAAAAAAAGAAACAGAAAATGCAAGATGAAAAAGATTCCATAGAGAGAAAAAAATTGAAATGGAGGAAAGACAAGAAAAAGTTGAATCTTTATTATATCCAGAAGTATATATAAAATTATATAAAGAAGTATCCATAGACACACGCACCTAATTGCGTGTGTCTATTATCCCACCACAATTTATTTTTTTGCTTTATAATGGGAACAAAATAATAATAAGGGATAGATAGACTGATCATTGAAAAGAGTAATCCGAAACTCCTGCTATCTCTTAATAATTAAAATTCGGGATTATGACAAATCGGAGGTTGTAAAAATGGAAGTTTATGAAAATTTAAGTTTGAGTGATTTAGATGAAGAAATTTGGAAAGAAATTTGTGGATACGATAGAAATTATTTTGTAAGTAATTTAGGAAGAGTTAAAAGTTTTAAAAATTATCACGTGAAAATTAATAAAAAAATATTAAAACCTGTAAAAGATAATAAAGGATATTTTAAAATTAGTTTATCTAAAAATGGAAAAATTAAAACTAAATTAATTCACATATTAATGTACGAAACTTTTAATAATTATAGCTTAAAAAAGAATGAGTGCATTCATCATATTGATTTTACAAAGAATAATATTTTAGATAATTTTCAATTGATGACTATAGAAGAACATACAAAATTACATCATAAAGGTAAAACAATATCAGAAGAAACAAAAGAATTAATGAGGGGTGAAAATAATCCAATGTTTGGAACTAAAAGATCAGGAGAAAAATCTGGACATCACACGTTAAAAGAACAGGATGTTATTGAAATTAGGAAATTATTAGATGAAGGAGTTCTAACACAAAAAGAAATTGGTGAAAAATTTAGAGTCGATCAAACAACAATTTCAAGTATAAAAACTGGAAAAAATTGGAAAATATAAAATAAGAAGAAAGGAGTTACAGTGCCAGATAAATTAGGAGAAAAATCATTCTCACCTTCAAGATCGTATGACATAAATCTAACAATCAAAAACCAAGATTTTTCAAACGATTTAATGGGGTGTAGAATTATTTCTTCAACAAACACAATTTTTGATATTTTTGAGTTAGAACTTTTTGTAGACACTCGCGATATACTCATAGGAATAACTGGCGGCGATCCATTAAAATTAACAATTACTCCAATTGGTTCGGTGTATGGTGACAGACAAGAAAAACTTGAGGTCGAATTAATGTACATAAAATCATCTTTTGATATGCCAATTAAAAGTATGCTTTATGAACCTTTCCAGGTTGATAGGACACCATTTCCAATTATATGTGTCCCAAGAAAATGTTTTAAAACTATGAATTCCCTTGTTAATAATGTTTACATCGGAAAAACAATTCAATATGTGATTGATGATTTAGTTAGTGCAGTTGGTGCTACATTAGATATGGACACAGATGATTTGAATAATGAACCAATAGATCAGATCCTAATTCCGCCAACAACTTTATCAAATGCTCTTGATTATCTCAATAAAACATTTGGTATTTATAGTGGTATATTTCAGTATGATTGTTCATATGATAATGTGGTCAGTATTAAAAATTTGACAAAGAGAATAACAAAAGAATCAACATTTACAATATACCAACTCGCGAGTGATGATAAAGAAAATTTAAATCTGTTGTCTGAATCTTCTAAGAAATCAAACGTTTATTACACACATGATCAAATAAATCTTACCTATGGGGGAAATTTAAAAGTTTCTACCTTGTCTAAAAATATAAAACATATTGTAAAACCTTCTGATGCCTTATTCTACAAAATAGATCAAGATATAGAAACATTGGCAGAAGATTATGGTCTATCTTTTAGTACTCAAAACAATAAAAAAATAAAATTCGATTCCATTGTTGATAATAGGACAAGGTATTATATTGATCACACTGGATATGAAAAAGAAGAACAATTTGCCATTGCAAATATATCTAAAATGTTGGCTAATATTACTATGTTAGATTTTAGAATTGAAAGAAATTTTAATTTGTTACCATTAGTTAATGTTGGACAGAATGTTAAATTCAATTCAAAAATTTCTGAATATGTGAATTTAACTGGTAATTACATTCTCAGATCTTCTATTATTGATTTTAACAAAACGGGAGACTGGGAGGCAGTCTCAAAAATATACCTGATGAGAACTAACCAGAATAGATAATAAAAGATAGAAACACATCAAGGATAATAAGGAGTAAAGATTGCCGACTTTGACAAAGGGGATCACACCAGAGAATATAAATAAACACATTGTATATTTATTATAAGGATTATATTTATGCTAACAGATGTAAAAGAGAAATTTATAAAAAAAACTGAAAAATACATTGAAGAATATTTAAAATGCAAAAAAGATTTTATATATTTTATATCGAAATATATTTATCTTGAATTGCCTGGTGGAGACATCAAAATCAATCCGTATGATAAACAAAAAGAACTTTTGAATCTTATTCATCAACACCATTACACGATTGTTTTAAAAAGTAGACAAATCGGCATAAGTACAATTGTTCAGGCTTATGTTTGTTGGTTGGTCATATTTCATGATAATGCTGTTGTTGGAATTGTCTCAAAGGATGGTAAAGAATCTACAGATTTTGCTCGTTTTATTATGGGCTTTATAGAAAAATTACCCAATTGGATGCAACCGAAATTTACAAAAAGAACAGAACGTACATTTATCCTTAAAAACGGATCAAAATGTTATGCGACTCCAGTTGATCCAAAAGCTCCATCTAAATGTCTCCGTGGTAAATCTGTTACATTTTTAGTTATTGATGAGGCGGCACATACAGAAAAATTAGATGATGCATGGACGGCCATGGTGCCATCATTAGCAACTAACCAAAAACATGCCAAAAGAGCAAATGTTCCATATGGTACGATTATATTATCAACACCAAATAAAACTACAGGTGTTGGTAAATTTTTCTATTCAAGGTATATGAAGTCTATATCAGGTAATGATATATTTAAACCATTTATTATTCACTGGAAAATGATTCGAGAATTAGCTGAAGATCCAGATTGGTACAGAGTGCAATGTGCCTTATTTGATAATGATCTAAGAAAGATTCAACAAGAACTTGAACTTAAATTCTTGCCCACCGAGGGGTCATTTTTTGATGAAAAAACCAATGTTGTTTTACAGGATAATCCAGGAGATTCCATAGAAATTCAAAAAATCTTTAATGGTGAAATAAGAATATATGAACGTCCTATACAGGGAAGACATTATTTAATAGGAGTTGATACGGCCACAGAAAATGGTGATGATAAATCTGCCATAGTTGTATTAGACTATGAATCAATGGAACAAGTTTGGGAATATCAAGCCAAATGTGCAATTACAGATTTTTCCAAAATTGTTGAAGTTGCATGTGCGACATATCCAGGAACATTAATTGTTGAAAATAATACAGTAGCAAGCCAATTAGTTGAAGGTTTAGATAGAAGTAATTATCATTCTATGTTATACAGAGGGAAGTTAAAAGGAAACGGTTTAAATAAAAATCCAACAATTGTTCCAGGACTACCTGTTAATAGACACACAAGACCTTTAATTATTGATGCATTGTATTCTTCTGTTACAAATTATCCATATTCGATTAAATCAAAATCTTTAGCATTAGAATTAATAGGATTGATCACTAAAAAAGATAAAGTGCAGGCTGATACTGGATGCCATGATGATTTAGCATTAGCATTTTCATTTTGCTGTTATGTGAGAAAATATGATCCACCTTTAATGATTAGCACATCTAATTCAAAACAATTATCAGATTTTGGAAATATAATAAATTTAAACGATGACGTATCATTAGAAAAAGTAGATAATGGAAGTATAATGAAGTATGTTAAGGAAAATTTAGACAAGAATAACGTGGACAATTTAGGGTTTATAAACACATTAGATTTTTATAAAGATTAGGGGAATATAAATTGAATAATATAAATGAAATTTTTGCTCCACCGATAGCGTTAGTGCCAATTTCCGTTCTTGGATCTAAATTGTACACTTCCATAATATTGAAAAAGTCTTTTCTTTTCTCACTTTCAAGGGTCAGTACATTATCACAATCGATGGAAAAAATTTCGGAATTAACAAATAATAAAAAAATCATACCATGCTTTTTATTAAAACCAGGAATTATATCTACTCTTTTCTCTAAAATGTTTCAATCAGACAGAATTAGATCATATGATCAATATTTTAGAAAAGAAATGAAAGACGTTTTTGGTTTTTATAGTTCTGGTGATGATAAGATATTTATTTTAATAAATAATAAATTATTAAAAGTCAATAAATATGGTTTTGTAGATACTAATAAAATAGCGAGCATCACAGTTCATGAATCATGTCATATGGCGGCATTTAGAAATCCATTGAAATTTATGAAATATTTTA